CTTTCACTCCGACTTAAAACAACGGGCTTGCGCGCGCTCACCTTACGGTGCTAGACCAACTCGGTCATGCTGTCTTGAGTCTTATTCACATACATACTTTATATTTGAGATACAATCTCAGGCGGTGACTCCCTTAAATTCAACAACTTACACTCTGGGTTTTTTCCTTGTTAACTGGGATTCTAACTGGTAAGAGAGTTTCACCTTTATCTTCTAGACTCTTTATCATAGGCACGAATGCACATGATAACTTTCTATGAAGATTCCTTTTCGTAGATCTTTTTAATCATAGTACGATAATCCACGAAGCAATATCGTTTCTGGTATCTTGCGAAAGCAGTATTGATTTTGCTTCGAATTTCATCGTAGTATGATTGACCCCACATAGCAGCTTCTATCATCATAGAGTCAACAGAGGCTACCATAAGATCCCAGGGGTCTTGTGTGTTTCTTACCCAATTTAGTTGTTCTTCAATAGATACCTTATCGAGTGGGGCAAGACACTGATTAGGTACAGTTGGATCGAATCGAAAACTTCTTTTCAAAAACGTTGCTTCCTTAAGAGTCACTTTTTCAATGATTTCACTAGATTTTGAGGCATTAGTAAATTTGATGTTATGTCTTGCCAAAAATTCTGAAATCGTTCTGATGTTAAATTGCTCTATATACTCATCACTGACTGACATAATTACATCGTCACCGTAAGTATACAAAACAACATTAGCATCAAAAGTGGCTAGATCTTTGTTAGTGGTTCCCATCCATGCTATTCTCGTGTATATTTTATTAATTTCTGAATTGATTTCAGCTGTAGCAAAACTGCCTGAAATTATTCCCGAAATTGTAGAATATACATAATTATTGCATATATGAATACCATTAACAAGTTCTTCTCTCAAAGCTCTTAGTTGCGTAAGATGTGTAAAAGAAGCATCGTTAAATTCGTACCATTCTATAATGTTCGTAATTGCCGCTGAAGCAACGTCTGAATCTGCTTGTGGTCCAAAACCTGAATAATCTCCTTCCAGAATGTTAGGAAAAGTTTTCAGCCTTTGGGCTAGCTGCATCCARTCGTTACTGAGCGGATTGATAGAAATRGCATGTTCCGATAAGATCCAATTTGAACGGTAACTCATTAGCCAATCACCCATAAGTCTTTTTCCAGCTATAACCTGTTGGACAGGTGAAGTGGAAAAAACTCTAGTTCCACCGATTTTCCTAGCTTTCTCAGTTTTCAACAGCTCATCTTTCAGACAATCAATTGCCGGGGAAAAACAAGCTATTCCCTGAGCTCGCTGATGTTCTTCGTAGGAGAGGATACGGCGCAGATCTGGATGGAGACCAAGGAGTTTACGTTCATTATTTGTTTGTTCCAAGTGAAACAGGAAGGCTTTACCTGATTGGTTTCTTTGTCTTATTACGTTTAGAGGGAATCCTGGGCTGGTTGACATGTCCAATGGTTTGAACTTTAACTCAGAAATTCCTAAGACAGCTTCATCAATCGATAGTATACCTACCTGATTCCTTGGAGGGGGACAACTCTGTTGGAGAAGTTCTTTTGTTGCTTCCGCTGATGCAAGAAGGAGTTCACGCTCAAAACCTTTGGGAGGGTTCGAGTGTTTCTTAACTCCTTCTTTCATCGGGGACCAATCGTAATTCACTCTCTCATCTGAGGATGAAAGAGGAGCTGGTTCTTTACGAACTTCAAAAACAGTGTTGGAAAGGGGGGAGGGGACAAAGACCGTTTTATTTCCTTGTTTCTTTACCTGATGATCAGGAATTTTACCCAACATTTTGAGATACTGGGGAAAGTTTCTGATCTCTTCAGGGGAAAGAGCTTCCAATTCAATCGTTTCATATCCAGGTTCTACGATATTTTCAGTTTCTAGGTCTTCACGGAAGACTAGTTCACCAAACCCAATTTTACCATCATCACTACCCATAGTATGAATAGCTACAAGTGTACTTAGGTTTTTGGAAAAAACTAGTGATCCGCAAAAGCCAGGTTTACTATATCCATCATATGCGACAAGATGGTTATATTGACTGACATCATAGTACTTTGAATTAAAATGATTGAAGCGGGTTATGACACAGGGTGATGTTAAGTCCGTGAAACAGGGCACAATAAAGCACTCATTATTCATTCTAGATAGTTTACTTCTAGAACCACAGTGAGTCAATATGTTAGCTACTAAGTGCGTCCTGGCAGGGGCTTCCCATACTCCGAGTTCTGACAAGGAGTCCTCATTACATCGCCACTTTAAAAGAGATTCACAAAAATCGTTCATGGATAATGGAACGTGAATGTGACCGTCATATAAAGTGGCGATATATTTTACATCCGATTGAGTAAGTGCTTTGGTAATTGTTTGAACATAATGTAAGATAACCAAGTAAGTTCTGTCATGAATACCCAAGATGGGGAACAACATGCGTTCAAAGCTGGGGTTTGTAGCCTCAGCTTCTGGACATACTGTTATCCATCTTAGATTACGTCTTACTTTGGTTACAACATCTTCAAAATTACCAGATTGTAGAGTTACTGCTCTTGATGTAAATGAGGATACGTTGGTCTTCGTCTTAGAGGATTTCTTAGTCTCTTTAGAAGAGGTGCCGGGGGAATAGTGACCGGATTGGAACATAAAAGTTTTGTGAAAATCTTTGTCAATTCCATCCTTGTCTCCATTCCATTTAGCTGTCAACCAGTCAAAAACTAGTTTAAATACAGCTCCGGTGGCAACAATTCCAATGAGTACTAGCGTACCCTTAAGGATAGGATTCATGGAAGACCAAATTGTTTCATAAAATGATTTCAATTTGGATATGGCCAGATTGTTCCAATCTTTTATGCGAGAAGCAAAAGTTTGCAAAGACTTTTTGTGTATAGCGTACATTTTTACTAAACACTTAGGCTCCTCACAGAAAAGATTAGCATCCAAGGCTTCCTCTTCACATCTACATTTTGAAATATGCAATCCTTTCGCTAATTCACAGGTGCGAACTGCGCGAACGAATGCGTGGTGGGGATATTTCAAAGCTGCAGGTGCAAAGTATCCAATAATCGTTTCCTTAAGTTTTTCAGTTTCACCTGGAGCAAATTCACAGCACTCCCAAAGTCCTGATAGAACTTTGTGCATACTAAGAATTTCCTCGCAGGAGGTCCTAATTGGGGGTCCTTGTAGTGACACGGAACTACCTTCCGACATAGTCCAGGATGTTATTTTCTTCAACATCTCAGTTACAGGAGTTTCAACTTTAGCGTAAAACTTGTTGAAAGTTTCCTTTAACGTGAGCGTGTGGGGAGCTAATAATTTCCTGAAATCGTAAGAAAATATCCCGCGCTCATTGTCCATAGCGTCAAGGGTTTCAAGATATTCGCGAATTTTATCTTCTACAAAAGAGTCATTTTGTAAATCTTCATATGTAATGTTATTCAAGCCAAGGGACTTAGCTTGAAGTTCACATAGCATACGCCGATTTACACTCTCTTGCGCAGCAATTCGCCATGCCCTGAAATCCTTTATCGCCATCTCAATGAGTTCCGTATACGGCATCCAGTCTGTGTAACGAGGAGCTAGCACATTCCACGGATTAAGTGTTCTTCTAAATTTGAGGTGTTCGAATTTTTCCAAAATTGATTTTGGAACTGTCTTTGCGGTTTCATGCCTAGCATCGACTAATTCGTCAGTTAGAGCTGCCTCAATTTTAAAATGAAAACGTCTGTGGAATGCATTTTTGTCAGGAATAGAGTCATGTTCAATAAATTCGAAATTACTGTTGATGTATAATATTTCGTTTTCAACTTCCATATCTTTGTCTTCTATGGCCGGTTTGTTAGGCTTAAAAGAGGCACAGGTTGCATTTTCAAAGATAAGAGAAAGCCAAGTTCGAAGTGATTCTGGAAGAATCACTGACATTATATCATCTACAGCAATGACCTTTTGTTTACGAAGATCCGTCATAAATGGGGAAATCGTAGGTACATTATATGTCATGGCTCCATCTACGACAATATTTTCAGCTCTCAAGAGGCGGGAACACAGATCGCTTTGTAATTGAGATTTTCCAATGCAAGTTTTACCATGTACGTAAATAACCCAAGGTTCTTTACGAATGTGACTGGCAAAACCATTTACGGCAAAGTCCTCATAAAGTTTCTTAATCAAATTGAAGTAATAAACTAAAGGAGAAGTTTTCCGATCATTGGCTAAAATCAATTGGGCGTGTAAGCGTCGTCCTACTATATAGGCGACACGAACACGTAGTTGAAGCGAAGGATCAGCGTTTACGGTTTCACGGATTGAGCGGTCGGTCAAATAATCTACTTCTTTCATCCAATTAGCGATCAAAGAGTCCGTCACTGCAATAGCCTTAAAGGAGGCGGCATCGGGTTTTTCAGAAATATACCAAAAATAAGCTTTTTGGAATATAGCTTTGAAAGCTCCTCGAGTCGCCTTCATAAAGGCATTGAGTGTCGTTCCCATTTGCAAGGCTGATTTGAACGTAGCAGTAAATTCTTTGGCCGTTCGGTTGTCACTGTCTTTCCACTCCTTTATACCAAAAAGGGTTGCTATTCCAGTAATAAGGATAGTGATAAATTCAGTGGGATGGGGGTCGGGGTCCGGTTGGTTGCCTTGAAGGGATACTGCACCTGTTGATGGTTGAGACGATGCAGCAGCCACTTTAGCTAACCATGCTGTTAGAGCGGCAAATACTTTCGCAGCTCCTTGAAGGCCGAGAATGCCAAGTCGTTGAAGAATAATTCCAAACGACCAGAGGAATGTTTTCCAGCCCGGATTTAGGATACAATGTCCTGACTCTTGGAAGAGAACAGTCAGGATATTGGTCAAGCTAAAATCCGGGGTCGAAACCACTCCTTTCTCGGCAAGTTTAGTTTTAACTAAACCTTCAAGGTTAGTAGCTAGCTCGCTGAAATAGGTCTCAACTCCATGGAATATACCTTGGGCGAATCCTTCACCTGCTGTTTCCGCTGTTGTGTGAACAAAGCGTGAAAAAATAGGTCCAGGATTCTCCTCAATATCTGCCATGGAGGAGTTGCGAGCTACTACAGGTGGATGTTCTGCGAAAAACACGACGGGAGGAAATCCTCTGAAGAAATACAAAGCTGCATCATCTCCAAAAGATCTCATCACGACGGCTCTAAGTGTAGCGGGGAGGTCGGAGGTTCTATTTACATCCAAACCATATGTTACTGATCCCATAGAATTAACCAAAGCGTTGTCTCCTTGTTTACCAAGAGTAGACCACGTAAAGATAAACTCTGCGGGATTGTAGTATGGAATGGCTGTTCTAATTGCGCTGTTGATTCCCAAGTTAAATGTTTGTTTGGGTGCAGTAGAAACTAGTCTCTGATTGTTTGTCGCAGTAGGATATTGTACAATATCTCTACTGGGAAAAGCATCAGGGAAATAGTTTGTCCACACACTAGCATTTTGTACTGAGGGAAACAAGGCATGCATTATAATAGAACCTTTGAATCCAATAAAACCTTTGAGAACGATATCAGCAGCTGAGGCCGAGTAAGCATAATCAAGAGAGTTTATTGGGGGAGGGGTTGTCCGGGGTAGGGCTGGGGAGACATTAACACGAAAAGCGGCGTTAGGATAGGAAGCACTGCGAGCAGTTTCTATCCCTATGTTAATATCTCCGTAGGGTCGTTTAAGCACATTTGTTATACTGGAAAAATCTTCGCCGAAGTCTTTCTTCCCCCATCCACGCATTGTGGTGGATGGAAAGGGAGAATCGACATCAGAAAAGATAGAGGTTGATCCAGTATAACCCATTTGCTTAGTTACAGTTGGGAGGGGGTTGTTAGGAGTCCAAAGTACGTGGAAAGCATACGTTGGTCCATAGGTAAAAGCATCAGTCATTTCAGCATTTACTAAGTACGAAGCCAGAGCATCAAATGTCGGTTGAGTATAGTTATTAGAAAAATTTCTAATAGCTCTATACACATCCGCCACGGGAGCTGACGTCGCATCAAGTACTGAAACAAGTAATACCGAGGTGTCAGGTTGATTTAGTGGGACGTAACCTATTGCGTGTCTACGGTTACCATATCCAGGAATGGAACGTCCTGAAGTAGGGGTGTCACCATAGTACAGCAAAACGGCTCGGAAATTGGGAGTGGGGTTGGTAAACCACATATTCCATATCCAATCCGCGCTAGCAGGTTTTCCACCAGGTGCCAAGGTTGAGGAAGTGAATGTCAAATCACTTGCCCAATGGTACCCAGCGAGTTTAAGTCCGGGATACGTATTCGGGGGAGAATACGGTTGTACTGACAGGGAGGGGGATTTCACGACCGACAATTCAAAGTCGGGACCGGCTCTCTCAAAGATACTAAGCGTAACTGAAGAGGGAACACCAGTCGCATATGAAAGTGTCGTCATGAGGTATAGATAGCAATACGAAGGTGAATAGGATGCTGTTTGACAATCCGAATTCACATAGGCATTACTAGGTATACGAATCCAGGTTTTGGGATTGAAGTAGGGGGCTACTACTTCATTTGTGAATTTCCCATTAGTGTAATTGAGTTCTGTAAATTTCGAGTTTCTCAAGTATGTGAGGTCTATAGGTTGAGTAGGGCTAATTGGGGTAGGCAAAACTCCAAACATTAGTTTGAAGTTGTGCTTATCCGTCATAGCGGCATAAACCTCATATAYAGAAGAACCTTTTGCATTTTCGAAAACAGAAGCAATTACACCAACGGGGGGTACGTGTCGACGGTTAGGATCTGTAGCATAAGGGACATAGTCGTTATACGGTTTCAGCGGTTGATTAGTCCATGAAGTAAGGAGCTTTGGGGAGTCTGCGGAAGTTATAGTCACTTGACGAAATAGTCCAGGTCGATGAACTAAATCTTCAAATGACTCCGTAGGTGGAAAGTTGTGAGTAACTGTTCCCAAAGGGTCCATTCTAAATGAATTAACCGGATTCTCAATATTCGTTACCGAAGATTGAGAAGGCAAGGCTTGAGGTATAACAAATTGTCCAGGGGAGGGGTTAATAGGGTGGTCAGCATTCTTATTGTTAATAAGACTTTTGGCCACCTTATTAAGCATGTTAAAGGTCGGGTCGGGGTTTCCATTCATCAGTGAGAGGCCGGCGTGGAGCGTCTCTCCCACTTTACCGAAAAGTCCACTTTGCATGTTAACTCTCTGATCAATTTTACCAACAAACTCTACAGAATCGAAATGAATAAAGGCATTCAAATCGCAAGTGCGAGTTCCTTGGTCACCAATTGAAAGATTTACAATTGGGAAATAAATCAGAGCGCCAAGCGAGCGTTGGGGTAGATAATTCGGGGATGAAATGTGGGGCACATAGTTTAATGGGTAAGTGAAATTAACAGGTACTACTACTTCGTTATTTGAACAAGCGTTAATCATAGTAAACGGTAGCTGTGTAAGTGAATACTTATTTAACCATAATTTTTGATCTTCAGGAGTCCACATGTTCCATAGAGGAACAAATGTAACTCCCATAAGACCAGAATTAAAGTTTACAGCATTAGGCTTAATAGTAACTCTTGCAGTCAATTTCGAAATAGCGTGTACCTGAAATGATTTCACAATAGCGGCATTGGCACTAACGTCATTAAACATTATGTTGTAGAGATCAAAGACTTGAATTTGGGAGGATGTAGACCAAGTGACTTTATTAAGCCACCAAGCAACACCAGCCAAATTCAAATCAGTGAACGGTTGTTCAGAGAGGGTTCTCTCCGAGGGTTCGTCAGGGTACGGTTCAATTTCTTCTACTTCTCCTACAGCTACGAGTTGGGTGTTCTGTGTTTCTGAAGTACTGGATTCTGCAGCACCTACAGCGCCTTGAAGGCCTGATTGTAGGGATACAGAACCAAGTTCTTCAGCAAGCATATTCTCGTAGTTTTCACGTTCAATGTCTTCAGCTTCCTGCTCATCGTAAGTTTTCTTCCTTTGGAAGAATGGTGAAGGATCAGGGGTCCAGGGTTTTGTTTTTCTAATGGCGTCTGCTGTTGTGGTCATAGCTACATAGATAAAGAAGCCGCGGAAAGCAACTTCTTCAGCCAATGAAAGCTTAGAGTGTTCACCAATAAAAATACATTCCCAATGGGGATCAAAAGCAGGGACGTGTAGACGTACTTGATGTTCGAGGTCAAACTTTTGTCTTAGGTAATAAGACAATTGATAGGCACCGAATTCAGGCAAAGCAAGGACTAGTTCATTATACACACTGCGCGCTGAAAAGCAATACTTGGCTGGTTTAGAGACATGATCGCCTTCATAACGGGTAGCGCGTTCAAGGAAATAGTCGAACGTCTTCTTAGGAGGGAGTGTGGCAGGAGCACCAGGAGTACGATGAAAATACTCTTGGGTCATGTCAGACTCCATGAGAAAGAATTTCCGGTTTGGGGGTTTGCGGGTGGTTCTTGACGATTGTTTAAAGATCGTCGCCGTGGTGGGGGTTTCTTTGAGTGATTTGCAGGGACTACTTTTAGCACTCTCCCGTTCTTTCTTTTGGTTGTACATGTTTGTTTGTTGTTTCTTTTCCTCTATAGTTAGGATCTATTGAGGCGGTGAAACGTTCCTTGTAGAACAACGATTTAGATCAGTTAGTACATAGTTCGGAATAATTCATCGAACGTCACAGTTAGAAATACTCGTTAGGCCTAGTTATTTTAACAGTAAGGCCACACTACTGTCGTGGTGCGTTTCTTTTGTCTAATTCAATATCAATGTAAGATCAGTCTTCAGATTTTACGAGATCAATGCGTTAAAAACGTTAGAGGGTCTCGTGAATAATAAGCACGTTATATTATTCGTCTAAATTCTTCAAATACAAATTAACTAAATAGAACAAAAGGCGTGAGCACGATTTGTAAGTTCTGCGAGGTTTGTACTTAAAATTAAGAATTGGTTTTAAGAATAAGATTTTCGCAAATACTCCTTGGAATGCAGGTGCTAGA